CGTTATGAAAAAGTAGAATCAGAACAAATAATACCATTCTACTCTGAGGATCTAGAAAAGAAATTAATAGAAATATTGAGAGTTTACGAAACAATTGAATATGATGATAACTTAACGCCAATAAAATTCGTGAATGTAGAAGATTGGACGATTGACACGCTTGATAAATATAAATTTAGAAATGATATTGACGGTGTAGATGAGAGCGAATTAAAAGGTATTAAACATAAGTTTGGACGCGTTCCGTTTATTCCGTTTGCCAATAATTCGAATCATACTTCAGATTTAATAAAGTACAAGGATTTAATTGATTTATATGACCGCGTTGTATCCGGATACGCAAATGATATTGAAGATATACAAGAAATTTTATGGATTATTACCAACTATGACGGTAAATCTTCAGACTTCCTGAATAATGTAAAAAAATATAAAACAGTAATACTTGAGGACGACGGTGACGGTGCTAAAGGTGATTTAAAAACACTGAGCGTTGATATACCGGTTGAGGCTAGAAATTCATTGTTAGAATTGTTGAAAAAGCAAATATATGAATCTGGTCAAGGCTTGCAGCAAGACAACGAAAGTTTCGGGAATGCAAGCGGAGTAGCACTTAAATTTTTCTATCGTAAATTAGAACTGAAAGCCGGATTATTAGAAACTGAATTCAGAGAATCAATAAACGATTTAATAGAAGCTATATTAAATCACTACAACATACGATTTAAAAAAATAACTCAGATATGGTCGCGCAATATGATTTCATCTGAATTAGAAGCAAGTCAGATAGCGCAGCAGAGCGTCGGAATTATTCCGGAAAAATTAATATTACAAAACCATCCTTGGGTTGAGGATGTTGAAGAGGCTACAAAGTTATTAGAAGAAGAGGAAGAAAGCAAAATTAATATATTTAACTCTTATCCGGATATGAATCAACGTGCTAAAGAGGTTGATATAAATGAAGAGTAATGCAGAATATTGGGAGAAAAGAATATTAAGAGATAAAAATAAAGCTATAAATGATGAAAAAAAGATTCAAAAGCAACTCAATAAAATATATAAAGATACCTTTAAAGAGTTGGAAAAAGATATTATGACTTTATTTCAAAGATATGCCAATGACAATGGATTAACTTATTCTGACGCTATAAAATACTTAACTTCTAAAGAGTTTTCTGAATGGAGAATGGATTTAAGCGAATATATAGAGTTAATAGAAAAGACAAGTGATGAAAAGTTATTACTAGAGCTTAATACATTAGCTATGAAATCGCGTATTAGTAGGCTTGAGCAATTAACCTATCAAGTCAACAAACAACTGAATAAATGTTTTACATATTCAAATGATATAGTTAAAGAGTTATTAGAAAAGAGTGTTGTGAATGCTTATTCTGATAGTGCTAAAAACGTAAATTATGCCTATGGAATGGAAGCAACTAAAAGCATAGCTAAAGAGAGAGTAACAAAAATATTAATGGAGCCTTGGTCGGGTGCTAATTTTTCAGAAAGTATATGGTCTAATCGTGATAAATTGGCTGGTGTAGTTAGGAATGAACTAACTAAAGGTATCTATCAAGGTAAATCAAGTAGAAATATCTGTAACGAAATATCAAAGCGTATGGAAGGTAGTAAAGATGATATAATGCGTGTAGTTAGGACTGAAAGGTCGCACGCAGTAAATAAAGCTAAGTTAGAACAGTATAAAGATACAGGTTTTATGAAATATAAATATAAAGCTGCTATAGGTCAATCAAGGACATGCGAAAGGTGTCGGGAAGAGCATAATAAAGTTATAGCACTTGAAAATGCAATAGTTGGAGAAAATTTCCCACCTCTACACCCTAACTGTCGTTGTACTGTTGTTCCAAGTATGGAAAGGGTAAGCGATATAACAAAAGATGATATGGAAATGTTTGAAAAATTCAAAAAAGTTGGCATAATTATGCCTGATAATATTGAGGATTTTGTAGAAGTTAGATATAATGAACATATAAAAGAATGGAAAAGAATTAATGCAAGATACGAAATAAAAACATCGTATAATTTAAAAATTTTTGAAGACAGACAAGGAAAACATATAAAAGGACACAATAATTATAAGGGAGGAAGCTATCTTTTTGAAAGTGTAGATCCTCAAGAATTAGTTGATAAATATTGTGGGACGGGTATAATTAAAATAAGTAATAGTGGTAAGTTTGTAGAAAAAGAAATATGTGAAAGTGACTCAATTATAGGGGTTGTAGTAGATAAATATACTAAAGAAGAACGTGAAACGAAAAAATTTTCGATAAGTTATTCAAAAAAGTATGGAACACATATAGTTCCAAGATAGGAGTTGTGTTGTTATGATTACTGAAAAATATATGAAAGAGTGTATGGGTAAAAGGATAAAAGTTACTTTTGAAGACTTTGAAGGGGAAAAAACTGTTATAGGTAAATGTTTATATTTTTATCAATCTGAGGATGAAGACGAAGAACCAATGATAGAGATAAAGGATAATTTAATAAATAAATCTGAAATAAAAACATTGGAGATATTAGAAGATGAAAAATAAAATTAAACGAAATAATTAATAAAGCATTTTAACAGAGAATTGTTAAGGTGCTTTTTTTATGCAAAAAATTAGGAGGTATAAAATGGGTGATATACCTTTAAGCGAATTAGAAACATGTGAATTATATTTCAATGGCGAAAAAAAAGAAAGAGTAGAATTAGATAATAAAAAATAATTAGCACCGGAAAGGTGCTTTTTTTATGCCTATTTTTAACATTTTATATCGCAAATTTGCAAAAAATAGGCAAATACGCGTATTAAATTACAAAAATTTGACCGGAACGTCGTAAAACTAGCAATCGAAAGTGAGGCGACCACGTTAAAAGCGTATCGAGAGAAGGAGAAGGAAATGAAAAGAAGTTTTTTAAAAGAATTAGGCTTAGAAGCTGACGTAATCGACAAAATATTAGATGAATACGGGAAAGACATTAACAGAGAGAGAGGAAAAGTTGAGAAACTTGAATCTCAATTGGAGGATCTAAATACAAAGTTTAATGGTGTTGATGTTGAAAAGTTAAAAAATGACGCTGAATCTTGGAAAACAAAGTTTGAAGGATTAGAAACGAAGATAGCGACAGAAAAGGCGGAGAAAGAATTTAATGAGTTTTTAAAAACTAATTTCGATGAATTTAAGGTTAGAGATGAAGTATCAGTGAAAGCACACTTGGATTTCGACAAAATAAAACAATCGAAAGACCAAACTAAAGAAATAAAAGAACAATTAGCAAACGTACAAAAAGAAAAATCCTATTTATTCGACGCAGTTGAAGGAACACCGAACGATAACACGTTCGAATATGTTCCGGCAGGTGGTAATTCGGGTGATTTAACAGCCGAACAACAACTTGCACAAGAATTAGCGAATGCAATAAATGGTACTTTTTAATTTTTTGATAATTTAAGGAGGTTTTAAAATGGCAGCAAGATTAAACAATATAGAATTTGCAAAAATATTCCAAAGGGAATTAGATAAAGCCGTAGCGCATAACTTACTTACTGGGTGGATGGATAGAAACGCCGGTCAAGTTAAATATAGTGGTGGAGATGAAGTAAAAATACCAACTATAAATGTTGATGGATTAGCAAATTATGATAGAGCCGGTAACACTGGTTATGTAGGCGGTAAAGCAGAAATAAAATATTATACATACAAAATGACACAAGATAGAGGTAGAAGTTTCTATTTAGATAAACACGATGTGGACGAAAGCGGATTTGTAGCAACTATGGGAACACTTATGGGAGAATTCCAAAGAACACAAGTTGTACCTGAGATAGACGCATATAGACTTAGTAAGTGTATAAAAACGGCTATTGATGTTCCTAGTGATACAAATGTTGAATATTCAGTTGAAATAACTAAAGAAAATGTAATAAGCAAAATAAAACACGCTATAAAAACAATAAGAGAACAAGGATATATGGGACAGTTAATAATACATGCTACATACGATACAAAACTAGCATTAGAAGAAGCGTGCATGAATAAATTACAGAACGTTACTTGGAAAACAGGTGGAATAGATACTACAGTCCCAGCGTTTGACGGTTGCCCAATAATAGCGACACCAAGTCAATATATGGTAAGCGCTATAAAATTAAATGACGGTAAAACGGGTGGACAAGAAGGTGGAGGATTTGCAAAAGGTGATTCAGCTAAAAACTGTAACTTCCTTGTAGTTGCAAGTAATGCACCGGTCGCAATAACTAAACAAGATGAGGTTAGAACATTTAGTCCAGAAGTCAACCAGGGTTCTAATAGTTGGAAATCTGATTACAGAAGATATCATGATTTATTTGTGTTAGAGAATAAGAAAAAATTAATATTCGCTAGTATATCAGATGCAAAAGAATAAAAAGAAGGTGAACGTATATGGCTATATTAGTAAGAAGCAATGTTGAAATAGAAGTAGACGATAGATTAATAGATACATATACGGCTCAAGGGTTCGTGGTTTATAATCCCGAACCTTCAAAAGCCGTAGAAGAAATTGAAGAAGTAGCAGCGGAAACAGTTGAAAAAGATTTAAGCGAATTAACGGTAAATGAATTAAAAGCACTAGCAAAAGAAAATGGGTTCGAGGGATATTCGAATCTAAAAAAAGAAGAATTAATAGAAATGCTTAAAGATGAATAATCAATTAGAAGAAGTAAAAATGCTTTTAAACATTGACGATGATTCGAAGGACAACATTATAAAGTTTTACTTGAATAAAGTAAATGAAGCTATTAGAGATTATACACGTATTCCAGAGGATGAAGAACTTCCAACTATATTGTTATCATTAGCAACTTTTAAAGTTGAAGGAATAATGAAAGCGAAAGAATTAAACAGCAATAACCAATCGCAAGGACAAACAAGCATAGCACCACCCGGAACTATTAAAAGTATAAGCACCGGAAAAACTACTATAACTTATCAAGACACAGTAGGGGACACGGCTATTTTTAACTTTGGAAATAAAATGTCGAGTGATTCTTTATTCAGTAAAGAAGAAAAAGCTACTATGAATCGACATAGGAGAATGAGGTTTTATTAATGAATGAGGCAGATATATTAGCGACACTTTATACAGATACTTGCGATATTGAAAGAAAGGTAAGTTCAGTGAATCCGGATACAGGAGTTACAAATAAGAGGATTGAAAAGGTCGAAACAGGTCTTAGATGTCGAATAGATGAGGAACAATCGCCGGTTCTACTAGAAAATGAAATGCAATCTTTTTATACTACATACACTCTTTTTACTTACCCAAATGCAAATATAAAGAAGGGTGATTTTATAACAGTTAATCATTTTGGAGATACTTATTATTTCCAGGCGTCAAAACCATTCCGATATTATAACCACATAGAAGTTACACTAGAACTCAAGGAGCGATAAAATGGCTGACATCGATGATTTAATAAGAGATTTGAATAAAATCCAAGAAAATAGCGAAAAAGCTATGAAAAATACAATTATGAAAATATTATCCGATGCAAATGAGATAGTAGTTGATAAAACGCCCGTTGGAGATACAGGAGACCTTCATAAAGATTGGAATATTGAAGTTGATGGTAAAAAAGGAATGTTGTTCAACGACATGGAATACGCACCACACGTTGAATTTGGTCATAGAGTCAGAGGTGGCGGTGGTGGAGGTAAAAAGAGAAGAAAAGGAAATAAAAAGAAAAAAGTTAGAGAAAAAGGAAGAAAGGACGGAAAAGCGAAAGGGTCGCCGGTAGAAGGTGTCTATATGCTTAGAGATACAATGAATCAAATAAAAAGTAATATGGACTATTACGGTGAGTATTACATAAAAGAATTGGGGTTAGAAAATGATTAAATACAGAGAAATTTTAAATACAGTTACAAAAATGTTATATCACACACACAATAATATACCTATTTTTACTAACTCCGAGGAAATGAGTGATAGTGAATGTTTTTACGTTTCAATCAATCCTAGTGTCAACAAAACAGATAGGCGATATAGTAATTACCGTTTAATTTATGTTGATATTAAATATTTTTTAGATGAACACGATGATAAAGCTAAAGTTTATGATATGGCGTCTGATTTGGATAAGTTATTTAATAGCTATATAGAAGTAAATGATAGAAGAATTAATATTAAAAACAATAATATTAAATTTTTGAAAGATGATATAAGCGATTACTTGTATTATTCAATTGAATTAGAGTTCTATGACGTTAAGGATCTAGAATTCAAACCTAATAAATTAATGCAGCATATTGATATTAAAAGGGAGGAGATTAAATAATGGGACTTCCAGAAATTAAGATAAGTTTCAAGGAGATAACAAAAAGGCTACAAACAAGAGCCGGGCGCGGTATAGTAGCAGTAGTACTTAAAGATACAAAAAACCTTGGAATAACAGAAATAAAAAATGAAAAAGATATACCAACGGAACTAACACAGGCGAATAAAAAGCTAGTTAGTTCCGTTTTTTTAGGCAATACGCAAGATAGAAATGAAGGCGGAGTACTTACTGAAGTAACATACAAACCTTCAAAAGTAGTTTTAGCAGTTATAAATTCAAGTGGCGAAACTATAGACAACGCGTTCAACTTACTAGAAAATAAAGAATTCAATATACTATGTTATCCGGACGCAATTGAAAGTGACAATACAAAAATAATATCTTTCATAGAAAAAATGAGAGAAAACGGCGTTGATGTAATGGCGGTTATATCGTCAGCAACTCCACCGGATAAAGAATATATAATCAATTGGCAAACTGACAACGTTGAAGTTGACGGCGAAAAAGTATTAAAAGCGAAGTACTGTGCAAGAATATCCGGACTTATAGCCGGAACGCCTTATGCACAATCAGTAACATACGCAATCCTAAATGATGTAACAACAATACCGGATATAACTAACGTTAATGCAAATGCAGCAGTAAACGAAGGTAAACTTATTGCAATAAATACAGCCGGTGCGGTTAGAATTGCGAGGGGCGTAACTTCTTTAACAACTACAGACAACCAGGTTAAAGGAAAATCATTCAAGAAGATAAAGATAGTGCAAACGTACGACTTTATAAACAATTCGGTTAGAAAAGTTATCGTTGAAAATTATATAGGTAAAGTACCGAATAGTTATAGTAACAAATGCTTACTTATGAATGAAATAAAACTATTCTTAGACGAGTTAGTTAAAGAGGGATTAATAAAAGAAAATCCAGTTGTTGAAATAAACATGGATAAACAAAAAGAATACCTTAAATCAATAGGCGTAAAAGTCGATGATATGAAAGAAAGTGAAATAAGAGAGGCGGACACAGATTCTTACGTATTTATAACTATGCGAGTTAAAGGCATTGACGCAATGGAAGACTTTGACATAGCGGTGGAGGTGTAAGAGTATGGCTGAAGATTATAGAGCTATATTAGACGCAACTAAAATACAATCAGGGACATACGGTGAATTATGGTGGGATTCAGAATATATGTCAGAGGCGAAAGCAATAGATATAAAGGACGAATTCGAAAAGGAAAGTATAAAAGTTGTAAGAGATAGAAGGGTAAAACATAAGACACTAGCGGTTGAGGGTAAAGGTTCAGTAACACTTTACAAAATCAACAGTTTTGCAATAAAGAAACTAAAAGATTTTTCTTTAGGGAATGCAGAGGAACCGCGATTTACACTTATGACAAACTTAGATGATCCAAGCGGACTTGGTGCAGAACGTTTAATATTTAATGGCGTTATGTTCGACGATTTAACATGGGTTAAAACTGAAGTCGGAACACTTGGTGAAATAGAATTACCGTTCACTTATGAAAGTGTAGAAATAGTTAGTTTAGTTTAATTAATTGAGATTTAAGAGGACGACTTGTCATCTTTTTTTATTTAGGAGGGTGACACAATGGCAAACAATAACAAAATAAAAGCAGTAGAGAATAAAAAAGCGGACGCACTAGAATTATTAATGGCAGTTGATAATAGTAATTTTGCTAGAGCCAAAAAGCAAATAAAAATGGAAAGACTATCTAAAATGATAGGTCAAGATTTTATAGTAACTATAGAAGAAATACTTCCGGCATGTGCTGAAGCTATATTAGATGTATGTATGGAAATAAAGGCAGACGGAAGCGTAAAAATGAGCAGTAGAAAATTACAGAATATGACAATAATAGAAAGTGTGCTTTATAATGGAGCAAGTCTATTTAAAAATGAAAGGTTAATGAAAAAGTTTGGGGTTAGAATTCCAACTGATTTATTAGAAAAGATAACAACTAAAAATGAAAGAGAAGAGTTATACAACCTTATAGAAGGTTTAGGCGGTGGAGAAGTATTATTTAGTGATGTAAAAAACTAGTTAATTCCTCAGACCGCTATTTTTTGATGTATTATTGCTTCAGATACAATAAAAAATACACCATAAGGGATATATTTGATATGCCGGCTGGGGAAGTAAAAGTATTAACCTATTTTGCCAAGATGGAGATTGAAGAGAAAATGAAGGAAATTGAAAATATGAAATAAAAGGGGTGGCAAAATGGCAGATTATAAATTAACCCTTTTAACAGAGTTTAAAGACAATATTTCAAACAAAATAAAACCGGTTTTAAGTGTTGTCGAAAAAGCAAAAAAAAATAGTAAAATCAAATTCTTAACAGCTATACAAGATAAAGCAAGTCCCAAAATGAAGAGTATTCAAAAGGGATTAGATGTACTAAAAAAAGCTAAAGCTAATATAAGAGTAGACGCAGTTAATGCAAAAGCAAAAATAGAAGAAATTAAAGGAAAATTAAAATCAATAAAAGAAAAAGTTATTCCGACTAGAGTACAAGATAAGGCAAGTCCTGTACTACAAGGTATAAAAGGTAAGCTAATGAGTCTTGCAGCCGGAATAACATTTACAGCCGTCCGGAAGGTCGCTATAGAAGGTATAGGACAAGAACAAACACAAAAAATAACTATAAATAGAGTGTTAGAAAATTCCGGGCAATCTAAAAAACAAGCTAAGAAGTCAACAGACCAATATTATAAATTCTTAGAACAATATGCAAATAAAACACCGTTTAGTACACAGAGTGTTGCACAATTCGGAACGAAAGCAGCTATAATTGAAAAAGGTAATATAAAAGAGGCTAAAAATACAACCGCTTTAATGGGTAACGTAAAAGCCTTCGTGGGCGATATGAGAACAGAACAAGAGGTTGCAGAGGCTTTCTTTAGTGGTTCAACGGGCAACATGGAAATGTTGAATAATATGCTAGGAACCCAATATAAAACATTTGAAGAAGCAAAAAAGGGAATAGCTCAAAACCAAGGTGGTTTAGTAGATGAGATGTCAAAAACCCTTCCAGGTGCAATTTCTACACTACAAGGTGTAATGCAAGTTGGCATTAAAAATATATTTGCTCCGTTTTCGGGTGGTTTAGTTGGCGGATTTACTAAGATAACTGAGGCTATAAATGTTTTAACGCCTATGATAACTAGTGGTTTACAATCTATGTTAGAGCCATTAGCACCATTAGGACAAATGTTTAATGGATTTTTAGATAGTATTATTAATAAATCTCCGGAAACTATGGGGATCTTTTCAATTTTTGGAACTACTATACAAACTATATTCCAAATGATAGGTGCAGTAGTCCGGGCGGTGGGTCCAATTGTGATTAGAATATTACAATTTATAGGGCAAAACGCCGGTGTAATAACTTCTATAATTAAAGCGCTTGGAACAGGTTGGCAATTGGCTTGGACAATCATGGGAACAGCCTTAAAACTTGCATGGTCGATTATAAAGCCACCTTTAGATATGTTAAGTCAAATGCTTATAACTGTAAAAGGGGCAATTGACGCATTGCGTGACGCTTGGAGCCGTGCAATGAACTTTATAAAAAATAACCCAATTACAGCAAAAATAAACCAAGTATTTGGCGGTGGTGGTAAAAAAGGACCTGGTCACGCTTCAGGATTAGCACGTGTTCCGTACGATAACTACCAAACAAGGTTACACCAAGGAGAGCGTGTATTAAGTAGAAGAGAGGCGGACGAATATAGAAATAATACTAAAACGGGAATAACATTCTCTAAATTAGCAGATACGATAATAGTTCGTGAAGAGGCAGATATAGACCTGATTATAAACGGTATAAATAGAAAGATAAGATTAGCAAAACGGGGAGGGGTTTAAAAATGGAAATTTGGTTAAAAGCTGAAAATGAATCTATACGAATCCCCGTTCTACCGCCCGAATTTGAAGTGGAAAGAACGGCGGAATTTGATAATAAAAGAATTGTAAAAGGTAAAAAAATAGATGTGTTTAATGGGGAGGATTTAGCAACCTCAACCTTAGAATCATTTTTCCCTTATAGTGATAATGCTAGTTATTGCGAATATTCCGGAATATCAAACCCATACAGTTATGTTGAAACAATAGAAGGATGGATAGAAAATGGAACAATTATTCGATATATTGTTACGGATACAAGCATTAATATTAGTTGTCGTATTAAATCTTTTACATATAGGGAACAAGACGGAACCGGTGACGTGTATTATAAAATAAGTTTACAAGAGCACAATGAAGTTAAATTTACTAGAACAGTTGAGAATACTAAAAAGCCTACAACTAGCGGAAATAATAAGCGACCAACAAAACCAAAAACGACTAAAGAAAAACGCTACTACACAGTAAAAAAGGGCGATTGTCTATGGAATATAAGTAAAAAATATTACGGAAAGGGTTCAGATTATACCAAAATATTTAATGCTAACAAGGATAAGATTAAAAACCCTTCACTTATATATCCAGGACAAAAGTTTGTAATACCATAAAGGTTAAAAAATGGATCTAGAATTAAAAGTACATTTAAAGTCCGGAGTAATATTAGATTGTACCCAAGCTGTTACAAAAATAGTATGGAGTGGGGATATAAAATCCGCAAGTAGGACGTTAGAGTTTGACGTATTACAAGCAGTAGCAGATAAAGAAATTGAATCAATTGGCGTGAGCGAAGGTGATACAGTTTCTTTTTTTGTGTCCGGAAAAGAAATATTTAGAGGTATTTTGATTGATGTAGACGCAGATAGTTCTAATAATGAAAAGAAATATACTTCTAAAGATATTGGGTATTTATTAAAAAATAAAGTGGCGTTTAATTTTAATAATGTTGCGACCGAAAAAGTAGCAGCAGATGTTATAAAAAAACTTGGTTACAATGCCGGAACTCTAGCAAAGACCGGACAAAAGTTTACTAAGGTTATAACAAAAAGTACAGGATATGACGTAATAATGGCAGCTTATACGGAAGCTAGTGAAAAGACCAAGAAAAAGTACATGATTACAACAACAATTGATAAATTCAATGTAATTGAAAAGGGCGAAAAGGTATTAGAATTACAATTTAATGAAAGTGAAAACCTTATAAAAAGTAAGTTTAAATCAAGTATAGATAAATTGGTAAATAAAGTTATTATTGTTGATAAAAACGGAAATAAGGTTTCTGAAAAAGTTGATAAGGAAACACAAAAGCTATACAACATTACAATTACTGAAATCGAGCAACAAACAGAAGGCAAGACAGATATAAAACCGGAAGATAAATTTAAAAAGGCTGATAAGTCGGCTAGTTTATCCGGATTTGGCGATATTACTTGTGTTAGTGGATATGGTGTTCACGTTAAGGATACACACACCGGATTAATTGGCAAATTCTTTATTGATTCAGACAAACATACCTGGTCGGGTGGTTCTTATATAGTTGATTTAGATTTGAATTTTGAAAATATAATGAATGAAGTAACCATAAGTGAAGGTTCTACAGAAAAAGAAGGAGCAATAGAAGGTGGAGCAACTAGTGTTGGTGGTAGTAGTAAAGCCGTTGATATTGCAAAAACAAAACTTGGCAAACATTATAAATGGGGTGCGACTGGTCCGAATACATTCGATTGTTCCGGGTTGGTTTATTGGACGGCAAAACAGTTAGGGAAAAACGTTCCTAGAACAAGCCGTCAACAATCGACGTATGGTCAAGCGGTTAGCAAGTCGCAATTACAACCAGGCGATTGTGTGTTCTTTGGCTCACCGGTACACCATGTAGGAATATATGTTGGAAATGGAAAATACCTACACGCACCACAAACCGGAGATGTTGTAAAAATAAGTAATTTGAACAGTCGTGGAGATTTCCACAATGCAAGAAGGTTTCTTTAGGAGGGAGTTAAATGAAAAAGAATTCACGTGATCCTTCAATTGAATTATTGGAAAATATGAGAGAAGAAGGAAAATATTTTAATATTCAAGAGTGTTTTTTAGGTGAAGTTATATCCGGAGTACCTAATTTAAAGGTAAGATTTGAAGATATAGAACTAACTTCTAAAGAACTTTATATATTGCAAGGTGTAAAAGACAGAAAAACAGCTTCTATTGAATCAAACTATAGATTCGAATTAAAGAAGGGTGACAAGGTTGTAATCTTACAAATAGCAAATTCTTATATTGTAGTAGACAAGGTGGTGAAATTGTAATGGCGGATAATAATTTTTTTCCGTTTATAGGAACGGAAAGTGACTACATACCGGAAACAAATAACGAATTGCCGTTATATCGTGAATTTGCATGGGATTTCGCAAAAGATGATTTTATAAAAGATAATTCCGGAGATTTTAAAATTGTAGAGGGAAAAGAAGCGTTGCAAGTTTGGATTTACCACGCCTTACATACAAACCGTTATGAACATGAAATATTTTCATGGGATTATGGAACGGAATTAATTACATTGGTAGGTCAAAGGTTTACTAAAGGATTAACCGAATCCGAGGCGTTTCGATACATAAAGGAAGCGTTGTTAGTTAATGAATATCTATTAAGTGTTAAAAAAAATAGTATAGTATTTGACGGCGATGTATTGCATATAGATATAACAGTAAAAACAGTGTATGGGGAGGTGCGTTTAGTTGTATAGTAACCAAACCTATGAAAATATAAAAGATAGAATTTTAAATGATGAAAATATAAAGAAAACCGGATTAGCAATAAACGAGGGTTCATTGATTAATAGCACCGTTTCGGCTTTATCAGTAGAAGAGGCGAAATTGTATATTGATATGATGAACCTTTTTAAATTAGCTTTTATTGAAGAAGGATATTTCGATTACTTAGATAAAAGGGTAAATGAATTCGGGATATACAGAAAAGAAGGGGATTTTGCAACGGGTGAAGTTGAGTTCAAAGGTTCGATAGGAACACAAATATTAAATGGTTCTATTATAAGAATTAATGGATTAGATTATTCAGTGGTAAAAGATGTTACAATTTCCAAAATAGTAGAAGAAAATAAAAGTCCAATCCAGGCAAATGGTGTTGGTGCTAGTTATAACGTTCCTATAGGGAGCATTTTTTTAATAGCAGAAGAAACTATAGGTCTTGATTCTATAGTGGCGACAAGTGAAATAACCGGCGGTATAGATAGAGAAACAGATGAAGAATTAAGGATTAGATTTTACGAAACACAACGCAATCACGCCACAAGTGGAAACGTGGCACACTATGAACAATGGGCAAAAGAATGCGACGGTGTTTTTGGTGCTAAAGTAACACCGCTTTGGAACGGACGGGGAACTGTTAAAGTTGCAATTGTTGGAAGAAAAAATAAACCAGTATCTAAAGATATTATAGATAGGTGCAAAGAACACATTGAAGAAGTTAGACCTATTGGGGCGACAGTTACAGTTGTTACACCTAGTGAGTTGAAAGTTGATATAGCTGCTAACATTACTTTAAATTCGGCATATTCTAAAGAACAAGCTGGGGAAGAAGTGAAAGCTAAGTTAGAAGAATATCTTTTAACAGTAACTGACAAAATATTATATTCGAATGTTTTTGCACTACTTGTAAATTGCGATTCAATAACGGATTGTAATGATGTAAAAATCAATAATGCAGTGTCTAATGTTAATGTAGGCGCCGAACAAGTACCAACAGTAGGAACAATAACTTTGAACGGGGTGATCTAATTGTTAATAGAAAAATACCCAAACTTATTAAAAGACAATGAAACCTTCAAATTAATTCAAAAAGCATTAGAAAATGAAGATGATTTCAGAAAAAGAGCTTTTCAAGATATTCTTAATCAATGTTTTGTAGTTTCAGCAACGTGGGGGTTAGATAAGTGGGAGGAGTTCGCAGGACTTCCAATATCAAGACACTTGAAAACAAGGATAAGAAGGCAGAATATATTAAATGCTTTACAGAATAGAGAAACAACAACATTAAAAGCAATTAAAAGCCTTGTAGAAGGATATTCAGGTGGTGCTTGTGAAGTAACCGAACAAAATAGCGAATATAAGTTTACAGTTAAATTCGTTGGAGTTAGGGGCGAACCCGACACATTGTCAGCTTTACGCGAAGCAATAGAAAGGGTTAAACCTGCTCATCTAACATACGATTTTATATTCACATACATGACTTGGGACGAATGCACACGATACCACAAGACTTGGACGCAATGGGAAACTTTAAACCTTACTTGGAAAGAGTTTGAAAGATATTATCAAGGCTTTATGGTGGACTTCCTAGAATGGCAGATGTTCGATTCTTATAATTATAAATTTAAGAATTGGGACGATATGTTTATAACATGGGAAGACTTAGAAATATACGTTTAAAGGAGGCTGAATAAATGGCAACTAAAACGAAAACAATTGGACTTAATCAATACGTCGGTTCTGATTATGTCAAAATGGCAGATTTTAACGCAGATAATTTGGCGATTGATAACGCATTTAAAGAAGATAGAGCTAAAATGAAGGAAATTGAAGACAATGTAAATGGAATGGAACTTGTTGATTCTAAGATTCGTATAACAGACGCACAGTCGCATTTTACAGGCGAAACACTAGATAAGGTACTAGACGAATTAAAAACAGATGTTTCTTCTATAGAAACAACAGCAAGTGGAACAAGCTACACAGACACGCACACATTAGGAGCTACAGATGTACAAAAAGCAATAGACGCACTAGCTACTAAAGTTAAGGCTTTAGAGACTAAGACACAAACACTAGAACAAGAACTAACAGGACAAGTTACAAAGCTAAGTGGAATTAATACAGAGTTAGAGACAGAGATAGGTAATCCAGTGTAAGGAGGTAGGATATGGCAGATTTAAAAACTACAATAGCACAGACAGAGAATTTAAAAAATAAAGTAAAGTTAGCTAAGGACAAAATAAATGAAACTGTAGTACGGGGGGGTATCACTTCTAAAAGTTTAGAGGAAATACCCAACAACATTAAAAGTATGTTAAGTAAGAATTATAAAAAGATAGCGATATTAAATTTTGAAGATAAAAAACCAAACTTTGTTCCAGAAGGTTCTGAATGGTCTACTACAGATATAGAATTAAATATTTCTTTTATCCCTAATCAAATTTTTGTATTTGTTGGTGGTGGAGCTTATAATGCAGTATTAGATTCTACAAAAAATATATCTGAAAAAACAGGTGTATGGATAAATCGTTTGATGGATAAAATGTATTTAAAAAATTTAAAAAATAAGAGTGTTAGAATTTTTTATAATAATAGTGGCGGGTATTCAGGTGCTTATATTTATCAAATTATTGCTATAGAATAGAGGTGATTAAATGTCTTTGAAGGACACTATAAACAATACAAACACACAGAAAGACAACTTAAAAACAGTTGCAAATAATATAGATAACAAGCTTATCGAATTAGGTGGAGAACAGGCTACAAATTTAGCAGATGTATCAGAAAAAATAGAAAGAATGATTGTGCAGTACAAAAAGTTTGCTATCATAAAGCCCAATGTGTCTTTACCATCACAGAACATTTCTTTTCAACAAACTGTAAAAGTAAACCTTGGTTTTTTACCATCAATAGTATTTGTTGAGATTTCACCACCACCAGAACTAGCGGAAAAACAATATGGTGACAATGTTTTCAGCAACTTAAATTCTTATCATGAGGGGCAACATTGTCGTGGTGAAATTGCTAGTATAACAAAAAATGCAATTAAAATAGATATAAACCCACATTGGTATGGTCAAAGCGGAAGTGCAAAAATAAAAACAATATGGGCTATAGAATAAGAGGTGATAACTATGAGTTTGAAAAAAACTATAGACACAACAGAATTAATTAATTTAAATCTAGAAAAAGTATCTAATAATATAAATGAAAAACTTATTGAAAAGGGAGTTGCGGCAGTAAACTCTTTGAACGAAGTGCCTGACAAATTAGATGAGATGGTTATTCCATTTAAAAAAATAGTAATACTATCACCCAATATAGTGATACCATTTAACACAAGTGGTAACACCACAGAAACTTTTACAAGAACAATTCCGTTAAACTTATCTTTTAAACCAACATACGTTTTTGTTGAAGTAATTCCACCAGGGGATATAATTAACAATGGAATTCATATTTTTGGAGGAACTATAAAATCAAACTATGGAGATGGATATCATACTAGAGGAAAAATACTAACTATAACAAAGGAGTCTGTAAAAGTTAGTATTCAGACAATAAATTGGTCTGGCGCTGGAGGAACTAAACCATCAATATCAAGAGTTTGGGCTATAGAATAATAGAAAGGAGAACATTATGGCAGGATACAAATATATCGGAAAAAGAATTTATTATTTAAAAGTAGATGGTAGAGTTGTCTTAGACACTGGAGAGGCAGAAGGTTGGGTAAATCCAACAACAAGCGAGGACGATTGGAGAATTTACTCTGAATTACAAAAATATAATAAGACAGAAGTAGATTATATAGAGTTACAGTTTGGCGAATTTAAAACAGAATTCGCAGAATGTACTTCTTACAGAGTGAATCCAAACACTAAAGAATTAGAATTTGATTACACACCAGTTCCAGAGCCACCAGAGGTTCCACAGACACCAACTGTACATGAAAGACTTGACGCACTTGAACAAGTCAACGCAGAACAGGACATGTTAATAATGGAAATGTCTGGTTTAATGGTTTAATACACCTTGAAAGGGGGTGAGAATATGATAAAAGCAATAAAAGGAGTGAGAAGTATGATATGGTACAACTTAGCTAAAAGAGTAATATTAGCAGAAAACTATTCTAGTAAAGAAGATATGCAAGCTACAATAGACAAATATTATAGCACAGGCAAAATAACACAGACACAGAAAGAAGAGTTAGAGAGATTATTAAATCAAGCTAACTAGAACAGATAGGGCATAGATTAAGATATGTTCTTTTTTTATGCCCTTTTTTATTAAAAGGAAGTGATTGAATGTTTAATAAAAACAATATAAGTGGTTTATCACATACCACTAAAGAGGAACTGTCTTTCGCAGTTAATAAGTTAAAACCTAACAACGCACTATCTAACCTAACAGAGTATTTCCTAAAGGCAGAAAAGAATTATGATATAAATGCAGTTATTTTACTTTCTATAGCTTGTTTAGAAAGTAATTATGGACTATCTAAGTTAGCAAAAGATAAGAATAATCTCTTCGGTATAGATGCAAGGGATAGCTTACAAGGTAAGCCTAATTACGGGAAAGACTTTGAAACTAAAGAAGATTGTATCGACCACGCAGGGCATAGGTTAGGTATGCAATATCTTAAAAGGGACTCTAAAGCAGATTGGAGATATTGTGGAGGTAAACAAGACATATACTCTGTAGGTAAAAAATGGTGTACTAGGACTAGTTGGGCAGATAGTGTGTTAAGTGTAGCTACTAGACTTGAAAAGGCTATAGAGGAGTACAGAGGGCTTGAGAAGGTTGATTATGAAAAGAAGTATAAAGAGTTAAAAAGTAAATTAGAAGAATTAGTTAAGGAGTTGGAAAATGACTAGAATGACAAATTTTTTAAATAATTTCAATGGCGGAATTGCCGTTTTAGGAACGTGGTTTACATGGCTATTTGGAGGGTGGGACTTGGCTTTAAAAAGCCTTGTGTTACTAATGTGCGTAGATTATATAACAGGACTTGTAAAAGGGTATTTGAATAAAAATTTAAACAGTTTAACAAGTTTCAGAGGAATATGCAAAAAATTATTCATACTTCTAATATTAATAGTTGCGGTAATATTAGACCGAGTAATTGGAAATGATGGATATATATTCCGTACGCTTGTTTGTTTCTTCTACATAGCCAACGAATCGCTTAGTGTTGTTGAAAATGCAAGCGAATTAGGAGTACCAATTCCAAAATCAATTAAAGTTGCATTGGAGCAACTAAAGGAGGAAAATGACTAA